TATCATCTACGTTAGGAGCATATACACCCCATTCATACGTTTCATATACCTTATCAGCAGCTTCTGCTATCTCAGCAAAGTTATCAAACGAAGCATCTGCTTGAATATGCCAAAGGAACTCTTTATCGCTTTGTTTAAAAATTTCTAATGCTTTTCTAAATTGATCTGAAAAATAACAACCGTTGCCTATATTAATCCAATCTTCGGGAGTATTTTCATCATCAGAATTAATTACAATAACGTTATCAAAAATTTTATCAAATTGTTCTTTTACCTTTATTGTTTGTTCATATTGACCTTTCCAAGAAAAGATGAAAGGTTGGATTTTATTAATAATACTCATATACTCATTCCCCAATTATTTAATCGTCTAATTACATCTTCGCTTGTATGTCCATCCCATTCAGGGGCTTTTTCTAACGTTTGAATATCATTAATCATATTCCAAAATTTATCAGGAATATGGTATGTTATATTCCCGGAAGAAAGATTCATACCAGCAATAAACCAACCATCAAACGAAGTTCCATCGTAATGAATTCTTGATCTCCAAGAAATATCTCTATTAAACTTCATTAAGCATAGAAACAACATAATCCTATGCGCATATAATTCATCAAATGTATGATACCCGTCTGAAATACTTCCGGTATTTTCGCATTCAATTACAACTTTAGCCATTATTCCTCCAAGGATATTTACCGTCGTACTTTTTTTCTACTTCTTTATTCCAATACTTCCAAAATTCTCCAGTCAAATTATTATCTCCGCCTAATCTATAATTTAAAGTATATTCCCCAGAGCAATCGAACTTCCTGAAATTATTTGATAATACCTCAAAATATCTTCGATCATGTCCCCAGCCGCCTACAAAGTATGGAGCGACCAACATAGCCACTTCTCGCTTTATACAATATGTACTTGTATCACAAAGTTTATAATTGAATGTAGGGGCATACTTACCTAGACTTTCACAATCATCATTACAAATATATTCTCCTTCTTTTGATACTATCTTTCTGAGAGAATAACACCAATCAAGGTCATTTGATTCTAATTTAGAAATACAAGTTTCTACATGATTTTCATCAAACCAGCAATCTTGATCTAGATAAAACAAATAATCTGCATTTACTAAAAAAGAAAAAGCAGAATAAATCCTATGACCATTTTGTCCGTTTGCTCCAGTATTTTCCGGTAAATAATATTCAACCAAATTTTTACCAAAGTTCTTGAATATAGTTTTACTAGCTACTTTTTTAGAGTGTTCGATTCCATCGCTAACGAGATATACTTTTGTATTTTCATAGGTCTGAGAGATAGCAGAATCTACAGCTTTCCATACTGTATCTGCTCCTATAGTGGGGATAATAATAGCGGCTTGCTTCATAACATCATAACTCCAATGTTTTCATTACAATTATCAATTTGATCTAGAGTATATATTACAGTTTTTATACCGTAATCTTTTATACAGCGAAAACATCCATCACAAGGAGCAGCTAAACCAGAAACGAAAGAAACTTTTTCAGTCGAATCGTATTTTACTCTAGCGATATATAGGATAGAATTTTTAAATTTATCAAACCCTAATTTTTTATCTGCTGTGTATATTGCTGCCGTTTCTGCGTGCCAGTAAATACACTCTTCATTCTTACCATATCGTCTTTGATATGGGTGGGTTTTCATTCTATTGACTCCATAGGAAACGATTTTGTTTCTATGAACGAGGGCAGACGCAACCCAGACCTTCGGGTGAGTGCCTGAGTGCGCCAGAGTTTTTAGGTCGCGGATGATGTGTTTATTGATTTCCATAATTTATTATAAATGGAAATCATACGAAAGTAAACTAAACCTTAAAGTCGTTGAATTTGCTCTTATCAAATTTCGGAGAAGGTACATTGAACGCCTTCCCTATTTTATCTTCTTTTTGTCCAGAATCTGTTATACCTTGTTGTGCGGAACTTTCAACGTCATATAGACGCATCTTTGCTCTATCAATACCAATAACGAACCTTTTATTTACGTTCTTATCGCCATATCTACTTTTAATTTGTTTAACCATTAATTGGTTTAGTGAATCGAGTTCTTCGGTAGATATTAGAGCAACCATCCAATCTGCGGTCATACTTGTACCATGAGATTCAGAAATATCTTCCATATTAGGATCAGAACTTGCCCCACCGCCTCTATTAAACTGAGTAGAACTTAGAATAGGAACCTTAAATTCAACGGCAAGACCCCTTAATTCTTCGGCTATGCTCTTAACTAGAGTATAAGAATTTACATTAGAATTAGTTTTCAATCTAGAAGAAGTACAAATATTCATATAGTCAACGATAACTATATCAGGCATAAAGTTTTTCTTTAGGTTCAATTCATTCAATAAATTTCTAAAATGGACTACACTTGCTGAAGCGGTTGGATATTGTTTAATAATCAACTTACCAACTGTATTATTATTAATCCTAGCAATCTTCTTTTCAAACATTTCTTTAGACATATTCATCAAGTCATCCATGGAAACGTTCATAAGGTTAGCATCTATCCTTTTACCAATTTCTTCTTCAGACATTTCAAGGGTAATATAAAGAACATTTTTACCAATCTGTAAATAATGAGAAGCGAAATGACATTTTGTTAGAGTCTTACCTACGTTGGTCCCCGAAATTAATAAATTCAAAGTACCTTTAGGTAATCCTCCGTTAGTTATTTTATTAAAATATTCTAAGTCGAACGGAATACGTTCTTCTTTCCTATGATAATAATCAAACCGAGAAACCGAATCTTCAATAAAATCATGACCAATACTCTGATCAAACGATACAGCCAGAGCTTCAGATAAGATATTTGGAATAGCTCCCTTATCGAGAGCTTTATTCTTGCCATCTAAAATAGAAACAGATTCAACGACCCCATTATAAATCGCCCGATCTTGACAAAACTTTTCGGTTTTATCTAATAACCAATCATGTTTTGAAAGATCTTCTTTAGTAGAATTAACTTCATCTAGAACAGCTATACAGTTTTTGAAATCGTCATCAAATAGATTCTTTTCTCCAATTTGAATAACTAAAGATTCATAAGTTGGAGTCGTATTATACTTAGTTACGAAACTATTAATTTCTTCATAAACAGCCCTTTCATTTCTATCAGAAAAATATTCTGGCTTAATGAAAGGGATAACTTTTCTTGTGTAATCTTCGTCATAAATCAAATGCTTTAAGATAGCATGTTCAATTCTCATATTTTATTCGTCTGCTGGTATATTTTTCATGATCATAGAAACTAAGACATCACCGATGTAATTCTTGAATTCTGCGGTTTCTTCTAGATTTTCAAAGCCGTTAGAATCAATAACATCATATTCAAACGCCAGGTGAGCGCTTCCATCTTCTTCATTTTCTTCAACTTTAACTTTACCATAATTATAAATAACTCCGGTAAAAACGCCGCTCAATACCTTAACGTCGATTGATTCACCTTCACCTTCAGGAATCAATAGCGAATAATCTTCTCCTTCTTTATATTCAATCATTTTCTTCTCCTTCTTCAACTTTAGAAAATTCTTCCGCAATATCATCATCAGAAATAATAGAGCGAGAAGAAATACCGTAATGGTTATATACTGCATCTTTAAAACTCTTCGAATTTAAAATAGGTTCCCAAAACTCTTTATTATTTGTGTCTTTTAGCCGATAAAGTTTTTCTTCTACTTCTCCAGTTTCCGTATTAACTTTAGAATACCAACCAATTTTAGGTTTAGCAGTAAAACCGAGTTCAAGAGCAATGTCCATCAATCCAGACCATTTACTAACGCCATTATCGAACGAAATATTAATAGGGATTTTAGATTTTTCTCTAACGTATCTAGATTTTTCTACGTTGATAATAAAATTATATCCAGAAAGTTCATTTCCATCTTTTTCTTGTTGACGACCCAAAATATAGATATTATCCGCCGAATAATAACTACCCGTCCCCCCGCCAACCACATCTTTAGCATAAAGTTCCATAGTCTTGTATGTATGATTAATAGCTACCATAGGAATATCTTTTAGAGTAAGATGCGGAGTAATCATCCTAAAGAGGCTTTTAATCTGTTTAGCTCTAGTCATATCAACCGTTGATTTGGAATCCATAGCATCTTCAACTTCTTTCTTAGAAGCTAGATTACCGATAGAATCAATTAAGATAATGACCTTATCATTTCTTTCTATATTAGAAATCTGCTGCATTACATCGAATTTTAATTGTTCGATATCTACGATAGGTACATGAAATACTCTATCAAGGTCAATACCGAACGACTTAAAATAACTCTGAGGAGAACCGAACTCAGAGTCATAAAACATTAAAATAGAATCAGGATATTTATCCATATACGCCTTTGCCATAAACAAAGAGAATCCGGTCTTAAACATCTTAGATACGCCAGCCCACATGGTTAAACCGGACGTAAAACCGCCATCTACCCTTCCAGAAAGCGCGATATTTAACACAGGGATAGGCGTTGAAATAATTTCTTTATCGTTAAAGAACTTAGACTTCGCCAGAATAGAAGAATCCTTAATCGTAGTATTCTTCTTCAATTTTTCCATAACACTCATATATCATTCTCCATTAAAAAAAGTCTTCGAGATAATTCTTTTTCTCGAGGTCCCAGCGAATTATTTCCGTAATAGACTTCAGCGGTTCGAGAAAAACTTTATCCCACATCATATCATAATCCACATATTTATGTAAGTCAAGTTCTTTAGGTAATCTTTCGGGGAAAGCAATAACGTTTTCTTTCATCGAATTAGGTAATTTCAAATAGCAATATTTAATCTTATCCCCATCTTTAATGAATTCATAATCGTAATTCAGCTTAAATTCTTTAATGGCGTTATTAAATACCATCGAACCCCTTACATGAATCGGAGTACCTTTTTTATATATTGAAACCGAATCATGATACTTATTCAACCCATTTACTCCTCGGGGAAAAGCTATTTCTTCCACAGAGAACTTATTAAATTTAGCCCTAAATTCAGTAACGAAGTTTTGTAACTTCGCTTTATCTTCATCAAGTATTAGCTTAACGCAATCCTTTAGAGCTTTTCTAACTACAGCAGGACTGGAAGATTTTACTATTTCAAGTCCAGTAACCTTAATCTTAGGTTCATTATAAACAACTCCTTCGTTAGAATAAACATTAAGAGCATACCTTTTCTTTGCTACGAATACAGAGTTAGAACAAATCTTTTCCAACTTATACTTTAGCTTATTATCATATGAATTAACATATTCCGTAAGTTCATTACAGAAATTATCAATCTCGGGTTGAATTTTAACCGTAGCTGATTTAAGAAGAAATTCTACAATCTTATCCGCAGTCATATTTGGAGGACATACTTTTTTAACTAATCCATGAAGCGATAAGAAAAGAGAGTCAGTATCCCCGCCGATAACATAATCTTTATCTGTATTAAGTATCTTATTCAGATATTCGTTAATCTTATTAGCTACCCATCTATTAGATAACTGGCCTTCGAGGGTAATAGCTTCAGCTTGCCTAACATCGAAGAAACGAAAATACTTTGTACCAAGACAGCCATAAAGAGAGTTTAGACAAAGTTTCATCGCATTTTGTAGATTATTAAACTTAGCAATATCAAAAGAAATCTGATTTAGAGTAGGATCGTTAGGATTAATCTTACTAACCTTTTCATATTCTTTTTGTAATTCAATCATTTTCTTCTTATATGCCTGACGTTTAGCAAACATAACTTCAACCATTTCCGGAAGGAACCCTTTCTTATCTGTCCGGAAGAACTGACCGTTAGGAGTTAAAGTTACATTATTTTCTTTTAACCTAGAAAGATCTAGTTTCTTTTGAAGAAGGTTATCAACGCAAACAGATTGAGATAAAATAGCTCTCATTTCCGTAGTATAATCCGATGGATCAACTAAAGTCTCTGGACTGATATTCTTACCCATAATGATACTAGGATATAGGCTAGTAGCATCAAGAGTAACGACCCATTTATGCATTCCTGGTTTAGTAGGTTTTACATACGCTCCTTCATAATCTTCATCTTGACCGATAACTTTCTGAGGAAGTTGAATATCTTTCTTCTTTAGATAATCATAAACCAAAGCATCCCACATCTTAGTTTGCTGAAAAATATCATCTGGATTAGTCTTTGAATTATATGAAAGAGTCAAAGCCAAAGAAAATAACTTACACTTTTCATCCAGCTTTTCAATCAAAGCGACGTCTTGAATATTATATTCATAGAACTTTTGTTTATTTTCTTGATATAACCTATGAAGAGAACCCTCATAACTAACCTTCTTTTCTCCGATCTCAGCTTCAGCGATGTTATCTAGTTTATAAGATTCTTGCGAGTTACCGCCTGGTTGATACTTCTTATAAAGATCAATATAGTCAAGGGTAGCCATACCGATGATCTTAAAAGTAAATTCTTCTTCAAATCGATTGAACTTAGGATTAAACTTTCTGCTCTTAAATTCTTGGATAAAATTCCAAGGCGAGAGTTTACGAGTTTCTTGTTCAGAAACAATCTTATTGAAACGATTAACGATGTATGGAATATCGAAACCTTCTACGTTCCATCCGGAAATAATATCAGGGTAATCGTACGACCAAACATCAATAAACTTCTTCATTAGAGTATATTCATCTTGACACTTAATGTAATGTACATTATCAGGAGCATCAAAATCATAATATCCAAAAACATAATACTTATCCTCTCCAAAGAACTTTAGAGCAATAGAAGTAATAGGTTGAAATGGATTTTCAGGACTGGCGAAACCACCAGATTCAGGATTAGAATCTACTTCGATATCTATAATTGCTATTCTAATCTTAGAAAAGTCCCAATCTACTTCTTCTGGAAATAGATCGGAAATAGCACAATATTCGAACCTAGTGTTACCAAAGATTCTAAAGTTACCAACGCTCTCATACTGTTTAATAAAATCTTTCGCTTTCTTGATAGATCCTG